TACGCATGAAGAACGTTTTAATATTATTTTTTTCAATTAATGTTTGCTGAATGAACTTATCAAATAATAACGTTTTGATTTCTTTATTTCTGTAATCTTCATATTTTTTTTCAAATTGTTCTTGAGATAATTCTTCTGATTTAATCATATTTTTCCAATTTTTTTCTTGTATTAATAATTTAGTTTTACGCGTGGAATTTTTAAATTCGGGTATTTTTTCAAGTACAAGAGCTAATAATTGTTGTACAGGTTTCATAATTTGATTAGTTATATAATGTGAATAGTCGAGTTGTAATTTTTTTTCTTGAATGTACGAAGGTAATTCTACCTTATCACCTTGTAAAGCATTTTTATTTTTAACTTTAATATACGCAAATGGAATTCGATCACCAGCAGAAGGTTTATTACCAGGATCACGCTTAGCAATTCTATCAGCCAATACTTTATGTGCAATTTGCTTAGGATTTTTATAATTAGAACGCAAAGATTTTGTAATAATTAATTTTTCAATAGGTATTTTTTCATCTAACATATCTTGCAAAGATTTTTTGAGAAATTCAATCGCCTTTTCAATATTTTGTTCTTTCATTAAAATGTCAATAATACCACCATATATATCTTTAACAATAGGAGCATTATCACGTCGTTTTAAAACAATACCCATACTTTTTTGATAACATTTATTAGGATCTTCTTCATAAAGCATACCAACATATCTTTTTTTTGAAAGCAAACAAAAGGGCATAAATGTTTTTTCATATTCTAAATCATGTGGTTTTTTCAAGAACTTTGAAGCGGTTTCACCCATTTCCTTAGCTAATTCAATAGTAATTTCTAAGGCTTTTTTTCCTCGAATAGGTTCACCTGTTTTAGGGTCTTCAAGATTAAAGGTAAAGAACACTGAATCTGTATCACCATATATGTATTCAGCATTTGATTTGACCTTTCCATGATTTTTAGAATCGAAAATTTTATCTTTGTATACTTCTTCAACAACACGTTTAGCATATGTTAACAATAATCTACCAGTAGCAGTAGTAGAAGCGGCAACATCTTTTTCATAAAATGTACTGGTTTTAGCACCACATTGACCATATAATGAATTGGCAGTTATCTTATAACTTAGTTGACGTTTATCTAATATATTTTTCATAAAATCGTCTTGTTGTTGTGGAATCAATTTTCTGGTTGCTTTTCTTGCTGCAAGTAATTCTTCTAAAATAGAAGGCATAATAGCTTTTTGATTATCAGGAAACTGTGCCCAACGGCATACTTTGGTACCTGTTTTTATTTTTTGAACAGCACTTGAAGGAGTTTTTCTAAAATCAGTATAAACATCATATGTAATATCAACATATTCATAACCATCCATATTATCATATATAAAATTATCATTTTCATCTTTTTCACCATATTCTTTAATAATATTGCCTTTCAAATCATATTCTTTAGTCCAAACTTTACTATCATGTGATAAATTTTCGCTAATCATTGAGGATGGATATAGAGAAGCATAATCAACACATGCAACAGGATTATCCAAATATAAATCGCATTTAGGATCTAAAACAATAGCGCCTTCATAACCAGTATCATTAAATTTTTTTTGAATAACAGGCATTAAAGTTTCTTTTTCTCTACATTTTTTTGCAATAAAACTAGTAAGTTTAATACCTTGTCCACGCATGACAAGAAAGTCAATAGGAACACTACAAATTTTGGACATTTCAACAAAACCAGTAATAACATCAATTTTATTCATCAAATGATGAATTAGGTTACAATCCTGAATACAATATTTAGCTACAATGGCACGATCATTTGAATCGCCATTTGTAAGTCTAAATATATCTTGTGGAGTAACATCATCTTTAGCTAAACCCCATCTTACGTTTTTATTCATATCCAATTTTTCTACTGAATTAATGGTGAATGTTTTATTAGTACGATCAATATGCGCAATTTTAAATTTTGCGCCATCTTTGTATAATTCACTACTATGGCTTGTTTCTTCAAAATGAATAAAACTACCTACATCCAATCCCATCATATTTTTAGTAACAACGATTGTTTTATTTTTTTCAAATTTAATTTCTTTTACAACATCACCAATGAATTGACTTGAAACATAATCCAATTTATAAGATGGTAAATTAAAATCACGTCGAAAATAATTATAAAGATCTATTTGTAGTCGTCCTGACATTTTAATAAATTTTAAGTCATGTTCACCACTGGCAATTACAATTTTATTTTGTTCAATTCCAATTATTTTTCCACTTTCATTTTCTTTTCCACAAATTTCTCCCATATTTCTGGATAAACCTAAGAATTTTTTAACACAATTATTTTCTTTAGCACGTTGATACATAAAGTCATAATCAAAACCAAATATATTATAACCAATAATAATGTCAGGATCTTCTTTAATTATTAAATTACGCCATTTAATCAATAATTCTTTTTCATTTTTGCAAGTTTCAATTTCACAATTTTTTACTTCAGGAATATTGTCGCAACTATTAAGTACAACACAATGATTTAGATAAGGTTCTTTTGTGCCATATTTAAGAAATGTTGATCCAATAAAAGTGACTTTATCACCTTCAAGTGGAGGGAAAATATTCAAAGACATTGTAAATAAATTTACTTGATCATCATAATCTACATTGTTTTGTAACAATTCGATAACTTTATATTTTTCTAAAGCTTTGTTGGTAGTTTTCTTTTTTTTCTTCCAAAAACTATTTGTATTATTATTGTCAGCTTCATCATCATCATCTTCATCATAACGATATTCGTCAAAATTCAAATCACTTGTATCTTTATTTTTAAGTTTATTAATAGGAAGTGAAAACCATGTATTAATTAATTTATCAATTAATTCTTGTGTTATTTTTTTTTTAGGATATACAACATCAATACAATTTAATTCACTAAGTGAATCACTTAATTGAAAAGCATTGTATAAAATAGTTTCAAGTTCATGACGTAAATTATCGTCATCCATATCAATATCATATTCTTGAAAATAATCAACAATATTGGTTGCTAATTTTTTGTAATTTTTAACAGGAATAGGAAAATCACCATGACTACTACTTGCTTCAATATCAAAACTACATATTTTATAAGGAACAATAGTTTCCTTATCATTTAATGCAGTAATCATATTCATTTCAACATTAAATTCGTATTTACAAGTAGTAGTAAATTCATCCACGTCATGAACGTTATCTTCGTCAATTTGAATCCAACCAGAAGGACTAATATTATTAATATGAAAGAAACGTAGTAAGGGAGGAATTTGTGTTTCATATAATTCTGTAATATAATTATTGAATTTTAAAGAAGTAAGTACACTATCACCATATTCATTTTTCTTGTAATACATATATTTTACTCTGTTCATTGCAGAAGTATTTTTAAATTTAAATTCAATAAAATTGTGATATTTACCACCATCAAAACCATATAATTTTTTTCTTTTAATTAATTTAGTAGTTGTAATTTGTTCAGCAAAATAAGGTCCAATTTTACCTTGAATAAATCCAACAAATTTATTTTTTGTTGAATTAGTCCAATTGTTACCAACTTTAATGTAAAAGAAAGGTTCATAATCTTGTATAAATAGTGAATATGTTTCTCCTTCTTCATTTATAGCAAACATTTGAATTTCAAATGTAGTAGTAGTTTTAGATTTGCTATCATAATCATTTTCTTCGCCGTCGTCACTAGAATCACTTTCTATAACTGATTTATTATAAATATTAAAATCTAATAATCTTACTTGATGAACAGTCATTGTTATTTTAATTTAATAAGATGTCATTAAATTAAAATTCAATTTTATAATTTATTTTTTCTTTTCTTGACATTTACCATTTTTAGGATTTTTACGTGTACCATTAGGACAACGAGAACGTTTTTTAGAAGATTTTGTTTTTTTTGTTTTTGAATTATTTGAATTATTAGATAATAATTTTTCAATATTTCTACCAACATTTAAAGCGGTTCTGTTATTATTATTACTAATTTTCTTTTTAATAATAAAGGAAGGTTTAGAAGGTTTTACTTGATTAGATGGACTATTACCCTTAGGTTTTGCAATAATATGTTCACGTTTTGTTTTACGAGCATTTGATAATGCTAATTTAATAGCATCATATAAATTATCGTCTTCAATGGTGTTTAATGCTTTTGCAGTAAAATTAGTTACACTACCATAATAAGATTTACCTACAATTGCACCATATAATTTAGCATTTTCTAAATCAACATTACTAAAATTAGCACCATGTAAATCAGTTTTATTAAAATTAGTGTTATTAAAAACACATTTTGCTCCAAAACGAGAATCTTTTAAATTTAAATTTGTAAAATCAGAATTGGAGAAATCACAATTGCGATATTTGATCATAGTTAAATCAAATTTTTTGAGTTCTTTATTAGATAAATCACTTAAATCACAATTTTCAACAACAGGAGCTCTTTCTTTAGATAAACCATGTGTTTCAACATAATTCGCACTTTCTTCTAATTTTGCAAGACTTTCTTTTTTTGATAACATATATAATATGTAATGAAAAAAAATGAAAGCTAATTTTTCTTTCTAAAACGTACTTTTAATTTAGGTTTTCTATTTTTCTTTCGTGTTAAATGTTTTCTTTTTGATAATGATTTTGATTTATTTTTACCGCGTGTTTTTCTTCTTCTTTTGGTTGTTTTTTTATTTGTTTTTTTTAATTTTTTGATTAAATTCAAATTTTCATTGATTTGATTGGATAATTTATTTGTATTTTCAGTGATCCAATTTTTAAAATTTTCTTCACTTCTATCGCCTGAATATTCAGTTTCTCCTTTTTTAGAAGCAAAAACAATATGAGGAAATCCCTGTATTCTTTCTTGTTGAATTGGCATACGATTGCTAAAATCTTTATGAACAAATGCTATAATTACTTTTTTATTAAAATTACGTTGTAAATTATTACCAGCATTTTCCCAACTAGGACGCATGTTATGGCAGTGACCACATTGAGGGTGAAATATAGTAATAGCGCAAGGTACGCCTTGATTGTAATTATCATTTATAAAGTTAATATCATTTTCGTTTGATTGTAAATTATTGTGTAAAGGATTAGGACTAATAAAGTTTGAATAATTGTTATTATTATTTTCAGGATCAATTAAAACAAAACGAGCCATTAATTATTTATAGAATATGTAAATATATTATTTTTTATAAAGTTAATTATATAGGATAATGTTAAAAAAATGTGGTTGTGACGATTCATTATTTTTAATGGCAGTAATAGTAATTTTTATAATCATTGGAATATTTTTTATACAAAGAAAAACAGAAAAACAAGAAATAGATGGTGTGACAGAAGGTTTTAATGTACGATTAGATGAGAATGAAGAAATGTTTAAAAAATGTCCAACAACATTAATTCAAGATGGAAATAAATATTTCTTATTTAACTCAGAGTTGCCTGAAAAGGAAGGAGTAAATCCATATGTTATGGAAAGTTTAGATGAATATATAGAATTATTGGAATATCAAAGAAGTAAAAATATTGATTGTCCTGTAATGTTTGTACAAAGTTCATATAATTCACAAGGATTAAAGGAATTTAAATTGAAGAAAACACCAGGAAATCAAAAACCAACAAATCCACCAGTAACAAAATTATTAGATGCACACAGACAATCAAAAATATATAATCAAAATATGTTTGCTGGATTTGATAAGCAAAATTTGTATATTGGTGAATATACACCATTAGATGCTCGTTTTTACGCATATAAGGATAGTAAATATAGTCCAAACGCGATGGATCCTAATTGGGGTGGAGCAAAATATTCAAATAGAATTTTATCACCAGATTTGGAAAAAAGAAAGGCGAAATTATCAACAGATTTTACACCAAAATTTATATATGAAGAAAACCGTTACAAAGTACGCGAATAATTTATTTACATAATAGAAAATTAATATATATATTTTTAAAAATGTTAATAATATATATTAAATGAAAATAGAATTACTAATTGTAGCATTTACAGTATTTTTTGTATTAAATGTATACTATGATAATGCATTATTAGATAAATTAAAGGGTTATAAAAAATATGGTCAAATGTTGATGTATGGTTTTGTAGGATTATCATTATATTTAATTGTAAAAAAGGATCCAAATCAAACACAATCAATGTTATCGCAAGCATCAAATTTTGTAAAATATTTACCTATAGATAGAAATGCTTCACAAATGTTAACACCAATATTAAATTTCACAGGAACAAATGATAATAGTATAGGTCAACAATCATATGGTGCTTCATATGGTCCTTCATATGGACAACATTCAATGACAGGAGCACAACAAAGAATTATTAATTCAGGAAAAACATCCACCAAGAGAAGCGTAAGTGAAACAAAGAAAAAATGGGTAGCATCACAACAGAATTGGGCATGCGCACATTGTAAAAATAAATTACCAGCATGGTTTGAAGTAGATCATAAACTACGTTTAGAATATGGTGGTACAAATGAAGTAAATAATTTAGAAGCATTATGTAGAGATTGTCATGGACGTAAAACAGCTTCTGAGAATTTATAAGTAATCGAATAATATAATAATATAATAATATCAATTTATTATATTATGAGTTTAATAAAAACAGTAGTTACTAGTGAAAAATTGATAAATTCAATAGTAGTATTAGGAATATATTTATTAACATATGTATACATAATACGTGATATTTATAAAATAAAAGTAGTAAAAGATTTTGAATATTTAGAATTTATAGATTATGCTTTTATTTTTATAATATATTTACTTGTAATACAAGTATTTTTTCAAATATATACATTTTTAAAAGCATTTTCATCAACATTAACACAAACATTAAATACATTATTATTTTCTTTTTGCTTTGCAGCATTTTTTGGTTTAATTATTGGAGGTTATTATTTGTATACATATGATCCTAAGTTATTATTGTATGTTGGTTTAGGTGTAGCATCATTACCATTAGTATTATTAATATTAAGAGTATTTTTCTTTGGAACATCAGTAGCTGTAAAAGGAGCTGCCAGTAAAATAGGTTCTTTTGTTGGTTCAATGAGAAAAAGAATGTCAACAGGAACAAGTGGAACAAGTGGAACAAGTGGAACAAGTGGAATGGGTACAATGGAAAGATTACAACTAGAATATTCAATATTACCAAGATGGGCAAAATTGTTAATAATATTTGAAGTTTTATTTTTTATTTATTTTTTTACAAAAAAAATTATATTTAAATTTTTTATTGAAGATGTATATCAACCACGCGGTATATATTTAGAGAAAAAAAATTTTAAATTGAATCAATCGAAAATGATAGGAACACATAATGAAATGAAAAATAAATTACATGCGAACGAAAGATTTAAATACAATTATGGTTTAAGTTTATGGATGAAATTAACACCACATGCACAAGAAAAAGAATATGCAAATGTCTTAAAATATGGTAATAATCCAAAAATAGAATATAATGAAATAAACAATCGGTTAAGAATAATAATGACAGACGAAAAAGATAAGGAAAATATTATTTATGAGACAAATAGCATACCATTACAAAGATGGAATAATATAGTAATTAATTATTTTGGTGGTTATTTTGATGTTATTATAAATGGCGATTTAGTAGCTACAGCAAAAAATATTGCGCCATATTTAGAAGAAGATAGTTTCATAATAGGGTCTAATAAAAATATAAATGGACAAATTAAAGAATTAATATATTTTGCGAAACCATTATCAAGAGTTTCAATACAAAGAATTATTAAAGGATTTGATATCAAATACGATGGAAAATCTGTTTCAAATAAATTATCATTTGAAAATATAATGAATGTCTTTAAATAAATTTTGATTTGTTGTATTAAAATAAATTAATTAATTGAATAATTTATTTTATCTATTTTATTATATAATGGAATTCAAAAGCATAATTTTTGTAGTAATACTCGTAATACTTGTGTACATTCTTGCAACATCAATGGCTGGACGTTCAAGATTATCAGATGTAGCGGATGCTAAATTGAAACAAGATATTTTAGCAAAAGATTTACCAAAATCAGAAGTTCCTAATATGAATTGTACATATTCAATGTGGATTTATGTTAAAGATTGGAACTATAAATACGGGCAAAAGAAAATAGTAATGGGTCGTTCTGATGAAATGAGAAATCAAGCACCTTTAGTAACATTGGCACCAACACAAAATAATTTAGATGTTGAAATGGCAGTATACTCAAATTCAGGAAGACGTCCAGTAAGACATACATGTACAGTAACAAACGTTCCATTGCAAAAATGGGTTCATGTTATGTTAAGTATTTACAATAGAACTCTTGATGTATATATTGATGGTAAGTTAGCTCGTAGTTGTTTATTACCTGGTGTACCTAGATTGAGTAGAAGTGAAAACATTGTAATTACTCCAAATGGTGGTTTTTCAGGAAGTACTGCAGGTTTTGAATTTTGGGACGAAGAATCAAGTCCTGAACGTGCTTGGAATGTATACACTGCAGGATATACAGGTAATAATATGTTTGCATTTGTTAACACATGGGGGGCAAGTATTTCAATTACAAATAATGGAAAAGAAGAAGCTAAATTAACAATATAAATTTAAAATTATTATAGGAATTAATAAACATTAAAAAATATTTTAATGTAAAATAAATTGTTAAAACAATAAATAGTTTTCTATTTATTATATATAAATATATATAATGAATTCAGGAGTATCAAGTAAAGATGATTTAAGTAGTATTATGAAGAGTTTCGGTGAATCCAATGGTTTAATAATGAATTTTGCCTTTACATTAATGGTAATTATTGTATTTATAATTTTGTTACAAATTGGTTCAAATATTATAGGGTATTTTTATGCTGAAAATGGAAGTCCATATTTATTTAATGGAACAATTGATGGAAAACAAATGTTGTATTTTGAACAAGATCCTTCAAAAGATAATAATGTAACTGTTTTACGTTCTGATGATCAAAGAGAAGGTATTGAATTTACCTGGTCATTTTGGATAAATATTGAAGATATGGAATATAATAAGGGTCAATTTAGACATATTTTCCATAAAGGTGAAGCTAATATTCTATCTGGTAAAGAAGCAGGAAAACATACTTTAGAATACAAATATGAAAGTGACGAAATTAATCAATTAAGAGAATTGCCAAGCCATAATGGATTAAATTTCCCAAATAATGGTCCAGGTGTATATTTAGCACCAAATACAAATAAAATGGTAATTTTTATGAATACACATAAAGCATTAATGGAAAAAATAGAAATAGATGATTTCCCTATGAATAAATGGGTTAGTGTTATAATACGTTGTAAAGGAAATATTATTGATGTTTATATTAATGGAACAATTTCCAAACGTCAAGTATTAAAAGGAGTACCAAAACAAAATTATGGTAATTTATACACAGGTATGAATGGTGGTTTTGATGGACATTTATCAAATATGCGTTATTTTGATTATGCTGTTGGAACACGTCAAATAGAATCTATTATGTCAACAGGTATTAATATGACTAACTTGTCTCCTAAACCAGGATTATATGACGATACTAATTATTTGTCTGCAAGCTGGTTTGGTTTGAAGAGTTATGGTCAAGTATAATTATATTAGAAGTTTTACAAATTCCAAATGTTTTTCTGTGAAATTGACTAATACCATGTTCTCTAATTCCAGCAAGATGATTTTTAGAACCATAACCTTTATTCGATTGTGTGTGATATTTATTTTGTAAATCAGGATAATTATTACATAATTCTTCAATATAATCATCTCGATAAACTTTTGCTAATATTGATGCAGCAGCAATATTAGTATACTTACCATCACCTTTTTCAATACAAACATGAGGTATAATTTGTATTTCATTATCTTTAAATACAGAATAAGGTTTGAAAAATTTGCCATCAACCATTAAGAATGGTTCATTAAAATCACCGTTGATTTCACGCATTTGATTACAAATACTTTTTATACATTTATGCATACAGGAATAGGTAGCATTTAAAATATTTATTTCATCTATTTTTTTTTCATCTTCATATTGTACTGACCATGCGATTGCATTATTTTTAATATATTCGGCAACTTCTTTGATTTTTTTTTTAGAATAAAATTTTTTACTGTCTTTCATTTCTTCATGATTAAAAGAATCATCTTTAGGGAGTATGACAGCAGCAGCATAAACTCTACCAAGTAATGGTCCTCTTCCTGCTTCGTCAATTCCTATTTCATATTTATTATTAATATCATAGTATTTTTCAAGATTTAATGTCATTTATTTAATAATAATTAAAATATATTTGTTATTAAATCAATTTTAAAGGAAAATAAAACAATATTATAAAATGAAAAATTATATTTATTTTATATTATATTATATTATATTAACATAACATGGAAAAAACAGGTATAGTAATTTTAGTTTTATTAGTATTATTGATAATATCACCATTATTAATTAATTTATTCATGTCAAATGATTTATTAGTAGATGAAAAAAACACAGAAGGATTTACTGATGGTTCTGCAAGTGGTTCAGGTAATAATGACAATACAAAAATAACTGTTCATGCATCAATACCATTAACAAAAGATATGATAAAAAATACAAGTGATAGTATTGTAAATAGATTTGATCTTATTGGCAGAGAATTAATTACAAGACAACAAAATATGGGTGGAAATAATAGTGGTATTTTAAATAATGTAGGAAATGCTCTTTCAAATACAATTGATAATGCGTCTAATTCATTAACTACTTCTGTAAATAATATTAGCAATAACAATGGAAATAATAATGGAAATAACAATGGAAATAACAATGGAAATGAATTTGTTGAAGATTATTCGAATGATAATATGAATAACATGAACGGTAACAACATGAATGGGTATAACAACATGAATGGGTATAACAACATGAATGGGTATAACAATATGAATGGGTATAACAATATGAATGGGTATAACAATATTGATGGTGAAAATGTAAATAATGTACAACAATGTAGTCCAGGAAACAATAATTATAATGATGATCGAAATGAAAGAAGAGATGATAGAAGAAATCAAAGAAGAAATCAAAGAAGAAACAGACGTCAAAGACGTAATAATGAAAATACATGTGGTAATGATGTTTTAACAAATAAATGTAATATTGAATTAACTGATGCTGAAGCAAAATGTTACATGGAAAGACATAAAGATATTAATGATAGTTTTTCACATTTAAATAATGTAGATAAACTTGAAGCAGCTAAAAGACATTGGCAAAATGTAGGATGCAAAGATAATTTAAGTTATGTATGTATTGACAATTCATCTCAAAAATTTGATAATGAAAAATGTAAATCATCTCAAATAACATCTTCTTCAGGTTCTGGTTCAGGAAGTATATTAAATGAAGTAAAAAGAAAAATATATTCTCATAATTCATCAGGAAAAACATTAACTGTTGTATCAGGTCCAAATGGAAAATTAATTGAAGCACCAGATGGAAGTAAATATGTTGTTGAAAAAAATAATGGAAGTATGGAAGATATTAATTTATCAAATGGAGAAGTAGTTGTACACGAATATAAATCAGAATGTAATTCAACTATTAAAATGATTAATAATAAATCAACAAAATCATCTTTGATTATTGATGACGAAGGAAATATTTATAAAATGGATTCACAAACATATACTGGTAGTGAATGTACATTAAATGAATCAGGAGTACCTTTATATGAAAAAGATAAATATATATTAAAAACACAAGTAGTACCTCCTGTATGTCCAGCATGTCCTGCATTATGTGGAACTTCAGTAGGAAATACACAAAATGAATCTTCACCAAGTCAATCATCACCAGGTCAATCATCACCAAATAATCAAAATGTACAAAACAGAATGGGACAAAGACAAGAAATGAGACAAAATGCTGCGAATCAAGTACAACAAAACAACAACAATAATAATAACAATAATAACAACAATAATAACAATAATAATAACAACAATAATAATAACAATAATAACAACGATTTTGGACCAAATGGATTATTAAATAATAATCTAGATAATTATCAACCACAACCAGTATTAACAGATTTTAGTACATTTTAAATAAATAATTAATTTCATTATATTTTAAAAAATAATATTAATATAAAATATAATGACAAGTTTGTGTAAAGGTAAAAGAGTTGCTAATCCCAACAAATGTAAAAAAATATCTGCATGTAAAGTTGCTTCTGGTAAAAAACGTTCATTCTGTAGAACAAAAAGAAACAAAAACCATAAAGGCAAATCAAAAACCGTAAAACGTACAAAAAAACGTACACGCTTAAGTGAATCAAACAGATTAAAAGGATACACAAGAAAACAAGTTAGAGAATTAAAAAAATTGCGTTAAATAAAAAACATGTAAATGATTATTATTAATAATCATAATAATCATTATCAAGGAGTTTACAACAAACTTTGAGTTCATTTGATGTTATATAAACAAATGACGCAATATAATCACATAATTCATAAGGGATATTATGTATATTTAGAATTATATGAACATTTTTTTTTATATTTTTTTCATTTTCAATGCTAATAAGCAAACCCCTTTTTATTTTATTAATATAATTGTATTTATTATCTTCTTCTTTATCAAGTTCAAGTAGCATTTTATTTGTTTTGCGTATAAAGTTTAAATGAAGCTGTTGACTTTCCCAAATAGCTTCCGTATTCCATGTATGGTGCTCGTATGCTTCAAGATTTTGTTTCATTTTTTCACAATTATCTATTTTTATATCAATATTATTTATAATTTTTTTTACATCATATTTAGAATATAAATGTTGTTTATCAATAGTATATAAATAGCATTTTTGTGATTTGTTAATTTGAGAAGTAGAAATAATAGATTTTGTTTTTTTGTTTTTTTTATTCTTAATAATTTCAACATTTCCTACTATAGTTTCTTTTTCTTGTGATATGATGGTATTAACCATATCACGAGATCGTTCGATCTCGATATCCTCCTCCATTTGACGATATTCTTCACCTGTTAAGGTGGTATTAGTGTTAGTATTTGTATTGCCCATATTTGATATAATGTTTAATTAATTTCTGTTCTTGGTTCATTTGTATTTATTCATGTGCAACAGACAGTTCTATTCATTTCGTTTTCAATTTTATTTTATTAAAAAAAACATGTAAATTATTTTTTATTTTTTAATTCATCGTCCATCAATTAATTCAAGTAATTCTGTATATTCTTCATTAATCCACTCTACATCATAAATTCCTAAGTATTTTGAACCTGATCCCCAACATTGCCAAGCAAGATTTGGCATAATAGTAGGCATAATGCTAGCCATATTACCAATGTCATTCATAACTTCTTTAAATTTTTCTTGGTGTTTTGGTTTACAATATTTATCATAATCATGATAATCTGCAATCAAATCCACAATCTCAACCGGTATATAATGTGTTATTTTCATATTTCCAGAGTAATTTTTATAATTGGTTAATAAAAAATTATAAAAATCAATTTTTTTTAATTACATTTTTTTTAATTTACAGCAAAACATTTATCATCAACTTGTATAGAATCACATTTTGTATCGTGTGGAATTATATTAACAACCCCTTTACTTTTAACTTTGTGAAATGGAACAACACAACCTTTTTTATGCTTAACAGTTTTCTTAAGTTTATTACATCTTGCTCTAAAGTGTTCATAACGTTGTTGTACATCTGCATATGTTAATCCAGATTTTTTTCCCAACATTTTATTAATCAATTCATGTAAATCATACACATATTTGGAAAAAGTATCACGTGATTTCATTTTAGACATTGTTAAAGGTAATTGTTTAAAATTGTTTTTCAAGTTCATTCTACAATATTTACATGGTAAAACATGTTTTAATTGTAATATAAAATTTCTATAATTTATTTTTTCTTTATATGTTGGTTTTACAGGATAATTGAAACTAATCGTATGTAACGCATGCCACAAAGAAGGACCCCAAACAGTGGTTAACATTCCGTCACCACTACCAAAATCATTTTTTGAAAAATAATGTATTTTATTTTTTTTTGTTTTTTTATTTAATTTTTTTGTTTGTTTCATATACATATTGTATATAGAATAATTGAAATAAATTTTTTTAATTAGTTACAATATTTGTTAATTTTGCTAATAATTTATTAGAAGATTTCACAAAATCATTATTGTTATTATTAACCGATATAAAATTCTTAATAGCTAAATAATATTCATTATCATTAGAATAATCTAATTTGTTAATTTCTTTGAATTCACCTTTAATATTTTTAAATAACATACTTATTATTTATTATATCTAATATATCTTTAATATCATTTAAAAATACGTTTTTTTAGTATTAAAATTTATTATATATTATATATAAATATGTCATCTTTAGCAAATTTTAAATTACCTGATTTTATGAATTTTGAAATGACATCAACCATGCAAATGGGTTTAATTGGGGTAATAGCAATTATAATTATATTTTTAATGTACTATGTATTTTTTACAGGAGATAAAGATAGTTCTTCTATGGATGAAGAAGGTTCAATTCCCGATGATGAAATGTACAGTGAAAGTGAATTAATGGAAGGAATGGAAAGTGGTAATAAACAAGCAGAAGTATTATTCTTTTTTGCTGATTGGTGCCCACACTGTAAAAAAGCAAAACCAATAGTACAAGAAGTAAAAAACAAATATGATAAACAAACAATAAACAATCATAGCATACGTTTTACATATGTTGATTGTACTAATGAAACACAAGAATCTAAACGTCTTCTTGAACAATATGAAATTGAAGGATTTCCTACATTGTTATTAAAAGTCAAAAACAATGTAACAAAATATGAAGAATCACCTACTAAATCTGATTTAAGTAATTTTATTGAAAAAACTTTAGAAAATTCAGTATAAATTAAAATTGATAAAAATTGATAAAAATTGATTTAATATTATTATAACAATAACAATATTAAAGTAAAAAATGTGGTATTATATATTGTCGTGTTTCTTTTATTTATTCATCGTGAATAATAGAAAAAATAGAAATATAATTAATAGCGATTTGTATATACAAAAAAATGATTATAATCAAAATCATTATAATGATTATCATTATAATCAAAATGATAAAAATGATACATCATATGATGATTCAGCTATTATACATTTAAAAATACTAAATAATGAATTACAAAAAATATTATATAAACAAAAAAATAACACGCGTTATCAAATAAGAGAATACAACAAAAAAATTTAAAAATTGCATATTATTTCCCTTTAAATTTATTCAAAAAATCTAAATTGTATATTGATTTATTTACACTTGAATTTATTTCTTTCGTTTGTTCAACTGGTTTATTTATATTTTTGAATGGTGCAGCAATTTTACTTGATTGATTTTTATTTTCACCTCCTGTTACTTCACCATATGAATTGACTTGAAGTCCTGTTTTTTTCTTTATTTCATTTCTTACATATGTAGGTATCCAATGTTTCCAACTAATAAAAATTAAATTAGGATGTGTATATGTAACACCAAAACCATTTTCACGAAGTTCATTAACAATAAAAGCTATACAATTAGCAAGATCATATTTTGGAACACCTATAATAATTTCTGGAACTAAATACCAACAGTGTTGATTGTTTTTATTAATTCGAGTAGTATTTTTAATTTTAGTGTGTACACGATTTAATATTTTTCGAAAAATATTTAATGTATTTAAATCACTTTCTCTTTTTTTTTCATATAAATCATCAATATTAATTTTGTTAGGTATATCATCATCATCATCATTGTTGAAATTAAATATTGTTGTCATTAATAATATAATAAAATAAATTTTTTTTTTAAAAAAAATGTAATAAAAATATTTTAAAAAATATATTTATGAAAAAAAATAAATTTAAAAATATTGTATTATCAGGTGGTGGTCATATTGGATTTACTCAAATAGGATTATTATATTTTTTAATTGAAAAGAAAAAATTAAATATTCAAAATATAGAAAATATTTATTGCACATCCGTTGGTTCTATAGTTGCCATAATGTTTATGTTAAATTATGAAAAAAATGTATTATTTGACTATTTAATAAATAAACCATGGGAAAAATTTCTAAAAATTAATATAAATAATTTTTTAGATTATAATGCAAATAAGGGGTTAATAGGACCTTCTATGTTTGAAGAAATATTATCATCATTATTACTTGGAAAAGATATTAAAAAGGATATTACTTTAAAAGAATTCTACAATTTAAATAAAATAAATTTAAATATTTTTACAGTTGAAATAAATGAATTTATTACTGTTAGAATATCACATAAGACACATCCTAATTTAAGATTATTAGATGCCGTTCATATGTCTTCTGCAATACCATTTATAATTCATCCACATTATTATAATAATGGTGTATATGTTGATGGTGGTTTACATGTTAATTATCCTTTAAATCCATGTATAAATGAAGATAAATGTAAAATAGAAGAAACATTAGGTATTAGATCATGGAAAAAAGATAAAAAAGTATTTAATTTAAATGAAAACTCAAATGTCCAAGAGTTTGCTCATAGATATATACAATGTTATATAACTTCAAGAAAAGATAATGTTGAAAAAAATTTAGCTGTATTACCATATGAAATAAAAATAGATTCAGGACAATTAAATTTTAAAGATGCTATTGGTGCTACATATGATAAAGAATATAGAACCAATATAATTAAAATGGGTGAAACCTATGGAATAGAATTTTTGAAAAAAATAAAAAAAAGCATAAAATAAAATTTTAAATAACAATTTGTTCATTTAATTCATCACTAAGTTGTTCCATTTGTTTTGTTTTAACAATGCGACTATATAAATGGAAAATATTAGTATATTGTGATTGACAATCAACATAAAGTTTAAATATCAAATCTCTTGTTGTAATAGTTAGTTTTTCTAATTCGTCTTCATTTAATTCAGGATTAATCATTACATATTCGGTTTTTTCTTCGGTTACCATAAATTTAAATAAACTATTAAGGACTTTTAATATTTCTATTTGTTTAGATTCTACATTTTGAATCAATTCTCTCAATTGTTTTGCATATTCAACAAATAAAGGCATAGATTTATCATCTGATTCAACATAACTTTCTTCCATAATCTTTTTTGTTTTTTCATTATTACAGTATTCATATTGTCTTAATTTAATATTACTAAATTTTGGTAAATTATTTAATTTTAATTTAGCAGGATCTTTTAATTCTTCTGGTTCGACATATTCTGTATGCGTGAATGCTTTATAGAATGCTTTATATATATCCATGTATTGTTTTATTTTTTCAGGTTCATTAGACATTTTATATACACCAGTATCATAATCGTATACGTCTTTGAATAATTCTTCTAATTCAATTATACCAGGTTCTTCTTGTAATAATGTCATTTGATCGCAAAAGTCGGGTTTAATATTTAATTTCTTATTTGTATCTTTATAGAAATGCTTTTCTCCCATTAAATTTTCAATACGTTTTTGACATAAACTAAATTGAGTACTCTTATAACTATATCCTTTTGGTATTAATCTTTCTTCAGTGCCATATATTAAATTTAAATCTCTAACAATTGTTTCTTTTGTTACATCACTTTGGAAAGTTATTTTAGGATTTATAACTTTAACTACAGCAGCATATAGTTGTGCTACTTTTACATAAAATTTTGCTATACCATTACATAATCGTCTTTTTTTTGTCATATTTCCTTCATCTAATTTGTTCAAATCATCTTTACTTAAATATAAAATTTTTTCATCTGTTTTTTCATCAATAATTTGACCTTTTTCAGTTCTTTGTTTTAAATAAACAATATCTTTATATTTAAGATGTTTTGCTATTTTATCTGCGGTTAATACTACAAGTTCATTACATTTATTTTGGTCTTTAAATTTTTCAAAATCGTCTAAATGTAATGTTGTTGCATAATTCGCTGCTATAATGTCTATTTTTTTTATAAAATTATCAATGGAATTTTCATTAGATAATGCTTCTTCTTTTCCACCTTCTTGTTTTGATGATGCATTTCCCATTTTTATTTAATATATTATATAATGCGATTAAATAAAAATAAAATTGAATTTATCTAATATAAATAATTTCATCTAAATATGGAAAAAATGAATAAACATAACCCTCTTCAAACAAAAAAAAATAAAAAATCAAAAAAAAATACGGATGTTTGGAATCTCTTTGACACTGAAGTTCTAAATAAAAAGCAAGAACCATTAGAGTGTCTTTATTTGGCAAGTAAAAATAGAGAATATTGTGAAACATGTAATTCATCATTAGCAATTACAGAAGAAGGATTTATGGAATGTACTAATTCTAAATGTAGTATTATATATAAAGATATACTCGATAGTGGAGCGGAATGGAGATTTTATGGTGTTGATGATAATAATGCGAGTGATCCTACAAGATGTGGAATGCCTATTAATCCATTATTAAAAGAATCCTCTTATGGTTGTAAAATTATTTGTCCTTCCAATACAAGTTATGAAATGAGAAAAGTAAAAAGATATACTGAATGGCAATCGATGCCTTATAAAGAAAAATCTCAATATGATGAATTTCAAAGAATCACATTAATGGCACAAAATGCTGGGATTTCAAAAATGTTAGTAGATACTGCAATAAGATATCATAAAATTATTTCTGAGCATAAAACATTTAGAGGGTTAAATAGAGATGGAATTATTGCAGCGTCAATTTATATATCTTGTCGTGTAAATCAAAATCCAAGAACAGCAAGAGAAATAGCTACAATATTTCATTTAGATAATACAAGTGCAACAAAAGGTTGTAAAAATGCTACAGCAATATTAAATGATTTAGAAATAGATATGGATAATAATGAAAAGACAATTTTAGGTGATACTAATCCTAATTCATTTATTGAAAGATATTGTAGTCGTTTATCAATACCAAATGATATTATACAATTATGTTTATTTATAGCTAAACAAATAGAAAAGAAAAATTATATTCCTGAAAATACACCAAATTCAATAGCAGTTGGTATAATTTATTTTGCAGTACAATTTTGTAATCTTGATGTAAGTAAAAAATCAATAAGTAATATTAGTGAAATTAGTGAAGTAACAATTAATAAATGTTATAAGAAAATTGAGAAATTACAAGATGTTTTAGTACCAACACCAATTAAGAAAAAATATAAAAAAATGTGATGATAATCAAAAATTTAAAAAATCACCCTCCCAATTTTAAACCAATCATGGTGTCAAAAATAATATTTTTTAATAGAAAAATATTATTTGTATTAAAATTGGCTTAAACAGACAGACAGATATTGACTATACAACAATGCAAAAGAATTGTTTAAAAGAACTTTGTTCAAATATGACACAAGCAAACAGATATATTGGCGATATTATAAAAAAAAAACCTATTGAAGAAAACATAGAAGATAGAATAATTATAGAGTTACTTAAATATCATCCTACTAAACAAATTAACGTAGATAATGTTGAATGGTTTAAAATTAAAATACGACCACCATTTAATAAAGCAGCTTTATTTTACAAATATAAAAATAGTATAAATGAAGATGATATATCTTGGAAATTATGTATAAGAAATTTATATGGAAATTATAAACGTGATAAAGAATATGAAAAAGATGTCAATACTGCTTTTAGAAATGAAAGTCATATAGGAACAAAAAAGCAATATTTCATTAATAATACAACAATAAATGATAATAATTTTATGGGTGAATGTAATAATTGTAATGAAATAACAAAAAATATAACTACCGATCACTACAATTTATCATATAAAGAAATATTTGATAATTTTATTGAAATAAATAAAATTAATATATGTAATATTGACATTTTTGAAAATAAACATAATGAGATTAGAATAAAAGATAAAAATTTAGCATCCAAGTGGTTAAATTTTCATGATAATAAAGCACAATACAGATTGTTATGTGGTTCTTGTAATAGTCATTTTGGTTCTTATGGATATTAGTAAATTTAAATAACATTGGCATTTTAAATGTTCAAAGGTTTAAAATCCGGAATCATCGAAATTGAAAACATCTTTATCAACAGCTTTATCAGCTAATGCGTATTCACTAACACGTTTTTCAAAAAAGTTAGTTTTAGATTCAACAGAAATTAATTCCATAAAATCAAAAGGATTACTTGCATTATAAATAGCATCATAACCTAATTGAACAAGTAAACGATCGGCAATAAATTCAATATATGTAGACATTAAATTTGAATTCATACCAATTAAACGACATGGTAAAGCTTCTGTAATAAATTCTTTTTCAATAGCAACAGCTTCCTTAACTAATTCATGTATTTTTGTTTTATTTATTTTTTTAAGTAATTTGTTGTATAATAATACAGCGAATTCAGTATGTAAAGCTTCATCACGTGAAATTAATTCATTTGAAAATGTAAGTCCAGGCATTAAACCACGTTTTTTAAGCCAAAATATACTACAAAAAGCACCTGAAAAGAAAATACCTTCAACACAGGCAAAAGCTACTAGACGAGTAGCAAAACTACTACGATTATCACCAATCCATTTTTTAGCCCAGTCTGCTTTCTTTTTAATACAATCAAAATTATCTAAAGCATTAAACATTTTAGATTTTTCTTCGCGGTCATCAATATATGTTTCTATCAACATACTGTACATTTGGGAGTGAATATTTTCCATAGCAATTTGAAAACCGTAAAATGCTCTTGCTTCAGAGTTTTGTACTTCACTCATAAAACGTAAACCAAGATTTTCAAGAACAATGCCATCACTTGCAGCAAAGAAAGCTAAAATCATTGAAATAAAGTGTTTTTCATCTTTTGTTAGCTTATTCCAGTCAGTTAAATCTTTACTTAAATCAACTTCTTCTGCGCGCCAAAAACAATCAACCTGTTTTTTATACATATTCCAAATATCTTCGTGTTGAATTGGAAACATTACGAAACGATTATCGTCAGGAATTAAGAGTGGTTCTTGAATGTTTTTTGACATTCCTAAAGTATATATTAAATTAGATTTTATATTCTTTCAAATTTTTATTTTCTTTAAATTTTTAAAAAAAAATATTATTTTTGTTTTCTTTTATTTAGAAAAGCTATTTAAAAATAATTATAATAAACTTTATCTCATATTATTTTATTAAGAATAATGAGTTTTATATTTGAATATGATTGTAAGAGAAATATGTTACAAGAAAGAAAGAAAAAACAACATAATAAAATGATTGAATTATATATTTTAACACATCCAACACAATATAATAATAATAATGATAATTATTGTGTAAATTATGAAAATAATAATTTTGAAACAAAATCGCAAAATCCATTACAAATGATAGAATTAAATGATTCTAATGAATTAAATTTAAATGAAGAAACTGATTTTAGTCATGTTACAAATAGTATGAATTTATATGAAAATTATGTTAATAATTATAATTCAAAACAAGAAAAGAAAAAAGATGCTCTTATGAAATTATATAATTATTTGGAACAAGTAGAAAAAACTCCTGTTAATTTGATAAATTCAAATTCATATGAAAATAATAATGCAAATGTGAATGGAGAAAATATGAGTAATTATGAAATGGAAAATGAAGATGAAAATGAAGATGAAAATGAAGATGAAAATGAAGATGAAATAGAGAATCCAGATGAAAATGAAGATGAAAATGAAGATGAAAATGAAGATGATGAATTGGATAAAATAGAAAAAGAAACGAATGCTTTTATTGAAGAAGTAAATAATATTGAAAATATGCCTGAAAAAATCCCTGAAAAACTGAGTGAACAAAATAATACAAATGTTGAATCAATAAATAGAAACAGTAATAATAATTTAAATGAAACATTAAATGAAAATAGTATTAATAATGAAAATAATGAAAATAATTTAAATGAAACATTAAATGAAAATAGTATTAATAATGAAAATAATGAAAATAATGAAAATAATGAAAATAAAGAAACTTTAGAAAATTTAAAAAATGATAAAAAAAATATTAAAAAATATATGGATGATATAAAATTAATTAGCGAATTAGTTCATAAAAATTATCAACAAATGAAAAATATTAAAAATGAAACTGATAAAATAAAAATGTAAAATATAATTTTATAATAATTTTAAAAAAATATATTTAATTAATACAATGAGTATCGTCGACACTTACGATTTCAATTTTGTTGTGCAAAAAATGCGTTCTTTTTTCATTTCAAAAGGTTTCATGGAAGTTCATACACAAAACAGACTAAGTATATTAGCTGCTTGTGAAGATCCTTCTACAATTTCAACCTATAATTATGCAGATCATATTTGGCCTTTACCCCAAACAGGTCAAATGTGGCTTGAATATGAAATGTTAAAACATCCTGATAGAGCACCTGGATATTTTTGTGTAAGTACAAGTTATCGTAATGAAAAAAATCCTGTACCTGGTCGTCATGATTTAATATTTCCAATGTTTGAATTTGAAATAAAAGGTGGAATGGATGAACTTTTAAAAATGGAAAAAGAATTATTAGTTCATTTAGGATTTGGCAAAGAAGAAGACTTTGTTGAAGTCGATTATACTGAAACTGCTAAAAAATATGAAGTAAATGAATTAGAAAATGATCATGAAGAATTATTATGTAAAGAACATGGTCCAATTGTATTTTTAAAAGATTTCCCTCAACATACATCACCATTCTGGAATATGAAATTACATGATGATGATAAAAATAAAGCAAATAAAATTGATGTTATTATGTGGGGTATGGAAACTATTGGTAGTGCAGAAAGATCTACAGATGTTGAAGAAATGAGAAAACAATTTTATTCAATTAGCGATGAAGGATACAGTAAAATTTTATTTGATAAATTTTCTAAAGAACGTGTTGAAAAGGAATTGGACGAATTTTTAAATTTTAATTTCTTTAAACGTTCAGGTGGTGGTATTGGAATGACAAGAATGATTAGCGCAATGAAAAAAAGTGGATTGATTAAATAATTAAATTTTTAAATTATACAAATTTTAAATGATTAATTTTTATAATTTTTATTTTATAGCTTGTTAATGTATTTTTATAATTTTTATTCTTCTTCTATTTCTTCTTCTTCTATTTCTTGTTCTTGTTCATAAAATGTTGGATATGTTTCAACTGGATATTTTTGTACAATTCTTTGGCAAAATATTTTTATCATGCTTTCTTTTCTTGATCTATTAGTTTCACCACAGATTATAACACTTTCAAACTCTTTAACTCTATCGTCATTTTCCTCAAAATATTGAATGATTTTTGTCCATTTCAATCGACGAACACCAGTTAATATTGTTGAACTAAGATCTTGATAATTTTGCTCATAATACATTACTAAACATGGCAATTTGGTGTATTTTCTCATTGAACGCTTTTTTGAATTCGATCCAGGTTGTCCTGCTGATTTGAATATCTCTGTAACACGTCTCAAATTATTATATACTGTTAAAATGTGTTCATCCGTATATTCACAATCCAAATAATCTTTGATAGTATCGATACTTTTTTGCGCACAATCATAAGGAATAACTTGATGATTAAGTCCGGCAATAATGAAAGGATTGAGACCCTCTAGAACCTCGCGATTTGACATGTCACGTGTGTGAGCTTCAATTAAAAGGACATCATTATTACTGAAAAGAGAATCGATATTATCTACTTTTTTAAACAATGACGTTTCAAAATTTTCAAAAAATCCCATTTCATATAGACCCTCCAATGTATTGTCAATTTCATTTACTTTGAAAACACCTTGAATCAAATGTTGAATATAATTTGTGTCTTCAGCAATACCAATCTTATCAGGATTTTTAAAGGTTGTTCCTTGATTTATCCTTTTAAAATTTAATTTCATTGCTGACTCCGAACACGAATGATGAAATTCAGTCCACTCAAAAGAATAATTATCAATTATATAGCGTTCTTCATCAGTCATATTACGACATTTACTAGTATCATCATTTTCATCAAATTTTTTATCATAATAAACAAAATAACCATCAGGACTTTTCCAGTAAAATTTATTATTAATATATTGCCATAAAGTCAATAAACGTTGTTGTCCATCATTCACAGCCCATGAACGTTTACCATTTCTGTGTTTTTGTAGATTTTGAAACATGAATCCTGGTATTTTTCCATTCATTAAAATTGTATCAATAAGTAATTCTTTCTGTAATTTATTCCATACTTCGGGACGTTGATACCATTTAAGAATAAAATATGGCATGTGTTTCATAAACCACCAAACACTTTTATTGCGATCTTCAAAAATAATAGTTTCATCATCTCGTCCATAATGAGATAGAGTGGAGAGGGGAGAGGGGAGACTTGTGTAGTCCATTGTACTCGACGGAGTAGGAATAGTAAGTGCTTGTGAAATATTTGTAGTGCTCATTTTATATATTTTCGTATTGTCTGAATGTCGTGCACGATGATTTCAATTTTTTTTTATTTTGACAAAATATTTAAATTCTATTATTTATACAATATTATATGATTTTAAGAAACTGTATACATTAGTTATTGTATAATAACAACAACATGCAAAAATAAAAATAGAATATAAAGCTATATTTGTACATATTGTTTGATAAGTAAAACGAAAACGCATTAAATAATGAGTTCTATTTCTATTTATATCTGTGTTTTCATTAATTCTTTCTAAATTTATATTTGTTGGACGTTTATTAAAAGGATATGTTATATCATAATTGTTATTTTCAAATGAATAATCATTAATTGATAATATATACATATTTTCATATAATGCAAAATGATTAATATTTAATTGACTCCTACATATAGGACATTTTTCTGTTTTCATAAGCCATTCACATATACATTTTTCATGTGTTTTAAAATTACATTCGTGATGTTTAAAATTAATAATATTAATGTTATTCTCTAAACATATTTGACATATATCTGTATTCGTATTTGTCATACATTAAATAATTAAAAAAAAACAAATATTCTATTTTAAATAATATATTTATATTGTATTATGAATAATATATCAGGAAATCCAACAAAGTCAGGAAATTCAACAAGACCAAGATTTATGGATGTATTAAATTGTTCAAAAAATCGTGATAATATTAAAGATAATATAGAAGAATATACAGAATGTAAAAAAAATGAAATAATAGATAAATTAAATAATATTGAACTATTTATTAGAAAAAAACGTAAAGAAATTAGAACACATATTTTTAATAAATTAGATGATATAATATATAATAAATGTGGTGAAACAACAGATGAATTTAAACAACCACTAAAGAATCAATATGAAAATGAATTACCTATATTATTACGTGAATTTATAAAAAAATATAAAGTAGATGATTATAAATATGAACCTATTAATGAATTTGATGATAACATTAACGAAAAACGTGAAAAAATTTTAAAAGATTTGTTATATATTAAAGAAGTTGTTAAAGCTTTAAAATTTTATTTAGAAAATGTTGTAAATCCTGATAGTAAGAGTAAATTTAAAAAAGACAATTCTATATTACTGGAACAACAATTTAAAAAAGACGATATAAAATGTCCAAAGGCAAATCCTCAACTTGCAGAAATAATAAAACAACATAAGAATAATAACGGCGCTATGGGGTTACCAATACCACCACCACCACCTCCGCCACCTGGTGAATCACCTGTATCAAATAATTTACCACCACGACCACCAGAAAAAATAAAATCAAAAGAAAAAAAAACAATAAGAAATACTTTATTTGGTGAAAAAATAAGTGAAAATAAAGTAAAAACAGTAGATGAACTTATAATACAATTAAAAGAATTATATGATGACAAATTTTATTATACATGGGCATTAATAAATCCAAAAGTTGTAAGATGGATAGTAAATAACAAATTTAAAGATGAAATAAATAAAAAACTTCAAGAAATAAAAAATGAAAAAATATCTAGTGGTAATACTGATTTTAAAATTACGAAAGAACATAAAGATAAAATTTATAATAAAATATTAATAGATAAAAACGGCGTTATTACTCGTATTAAGTCACGAATAGAAAAAGAAATTGAAGCATATATAGAAGAAAAAGAAAAATCACGATTAAGAAGTGGTCAAGGATGGAAAGGTGGAGGTTTTAAAAAAACAAAAAAATATATAAATAAAGGAAAAAAAAGTAGAAAAAAAACAAAAACACGAAGAAATATATTTAAATTAATACAAAAGAAAACGCGGAAAAAATAATATGTATAGATAATATATTATAATAATGAGTCAAAATAATAATCAATTAGTTACTGACATATTAAAAGTATTAAATAATACAAATAAAATAGGTGCAACAGCCTTTGGTGAAATATCTAAATTAGCAACAGAATTAGGTAATACAATAGGGACACAACAAAAATCTTTAGAAGCTGCTGCTGCGTCACAAAACAAATTAACATTTGAAACCGCAGATAAAATGGCACAAATGAGAACTGCACAAATAGCAGCTGAAAAGACGGCAAAAGCAGCACAAGCAGCAGCTGAAGATAAGGCAGCAGCAGCAGAAACAGCAGCAGCAGCAGCAACAGCAACAGCAGCAGAAGCACAAAAAAATATGGTTGAATTACAAAAACAATTAGATAACAGTGGAGAAAGTTCAGCAGGTTTACAAACGACATTAAATGACTTACAAGAAAATTTTGATAAACTTCAAGATGAAAATAAAAAAACAGCAGACCAATTAGCACAATTAAGAACAGATATGGTAAGACAAGCAGACGCACATAAAGAAGAATTGGAAAAAGCTGAAAAAGTAAAAGATCAAGCAGTTAATGCTGCTTTAGAAGGAAAAATAACTACTGATAAATGTTTAGAATCTGTAAATTCAGCTTTAGGAAAAATAGAAAAAACTACAAAAGAAATAAGAGGTGTTGCTAATCAAGCAAAAGATAATGCTTCACCTGTTAAAAGTGGTGGTTTTCGTTCATCTTCTGCTCCAGTAAAAAGAGGAAGTTTGAAAAAATATCGTTCATCATCAAGAAGTTATACATCAAAAGGTTACAAAAAAAATAAAAATACAAAAAAAATATATTTTAAACCAAAAAAAGGTAAAAAAAGTCGTAAATAAATAATTTTAGTTGATTTTTAATAAATATTTTAATGAATTTTTAACATATTTATTCTAATAGATTTATTCTAATATATTTATTCTAATAGATTTATATTTATTATAATAAGTTATACGGTCCTGGTATCAATTTTGAACAATCATTATTATCCATATAAAATCTTTTTAAGAATTTACGATTTACTTTAAAACCACTGTACAATTTTTGTTTTGTTTTATTTTTATCAAACATAATTTCTACATCATACAAAGATAATGGTGTAATGTAACCACAATAAATATTATTATTTTTATCACGATATAAATAGTGATTTGTTGCTTGTGATGTCCATCCATAACATATTTGTTTTAAATTTTCATAAAAGAATTTATTAATATTTTCACGTGCAAGATCCATATGTGGTGCAGAAATTTGAGGTGTTAATCGAAGATCATCATATTCTTCTGTTATTATTTCATTCATTATAGCATTTTCGAACATTATTTCTACTTTTTTTTCAAAATTTTCAAGATCATATTTTAGAATTTTATCAAATTCTCCATCATTCAATATTTCTTGGTATTCAACATTATCTTTTTTTTTATCGGTTGATTCATCGGTTGATTCATTGGTTGATTCATCGCTTGATATCATTTTATATTAATTACTTTTATATTTAATATAAAGTTTGAATCAATTTTTTTTCTTATTTTTAAATTTTATTTACATACTAATATTTTTCACTTCTTTTTTTTCATCTTTATTTTCACTTTCTCCTACTACAATTTCAGGTGATTTTTCCTTTGGAATTTCTAAAACACTTTCTGTACTTTTAACAGAATTTAATACATCTTCTTTATTTTCTAAAACAGCTTTGGATAAACTTCCATCTTCATTCTTAAATACAACTACTGGTTTCGGTTCTTGTTCTTCTACATTCACATTTATACTATTAGGTGCCCATGGTACTGTATTAACAGATATGCTATTATTTTCTTTTAATTCTTTTTTTACTTTCATATCTTGTAATATTTTATCCCATTCTTCTTGTGTATATGCTCTTCCTAATGTTGGAGCGTATGGGGGTGATTGATTTTTCAATTCATTATAATCAGGAGTAGATTTTTTATTTTGATTATTTATTTCACTATCAGGAGCCCATGGTGGAGAATCATCAGGAGCATATGGTGGAGAATTATCAGTAGGAGGTGTATATGGACCACTATCTGGTGTATATGGACCTTCTTGTAATAATTCTGGTGGCGTATCATTTGGACTAAATGGCTCTAAATTCTCATAATCAACTTGAATAGGTGTATCATCTTTCACATTTATTTTTTTGTATATATCATCACGCATATCATACATATATTGATTTGCAAGTTTATTTTGAATGTTATTAGAAAAAGACATAGATTTAAATTGATCAATATTATCTTCTGTTATAATTCGCATTTGAATATTCATTGCTTGTAATTCATGTATTAATAATTTCATACTATATGGTACTCGAACAATACTAAAATCTTTACCATGATGACTAATAGAATCTAATACAACAGTATCTTCACTCTCTTTAAATTTCAAAGGACCATCACTATACAAACTATAAAACGTTTTCTTTTCACTATTATATACTGCTATTGTACCTGAATTATTACAAATAGCCATATAATATTCATCACCACGAATCATAAATGAATCATTTAAAAACAAACTGGCACCATGAGCAATAACACCATCACGTTCCATTTCTCCAATACGTAATCCACCATCATTAGCTCTTCCTTGTACAGTTTGTCTTGTCAATTGTTGTCTAGGACCTTGAGCACGATAATTAATTTTATCTTTTACCATGTGTTTCAATCTCATATAATAAGTAGGTCCAATAAATATTTCTGTTTTTAATTGTTCACCAGAAAATCCATTATATAAAATTTCATTACCACTACTATGATAACCATATTCTTTTAAGATCTCTCCATAAATCTTACTTTTATTACCCTTACTAATATAAGGTGTACAATCACCATAACCACCAATTTGTAAACATAATTTACCTAATAAAGTTTCAATAATTTGTCCAATTGTCATACGTGATGGTATTGCATGTGGATTTATAATTAAATCAGGAACAATACCATTTTCGGCGAAAGGCATATCTTCTTGTGGAATAATAAGACCAATGGTACCTTTTTGACCAGCACGACTTGCCATTTTATCTCCAATTGCTGGAATACGTTCTTCGCGAATGCGAACTTTTGCAACTCTAAAACCTTCATCATCTTCACTCATATATGTTTTATCAACAGTACCAAGTTGTCCTTTTTTTGGTGTTACAGAATTATCAATCAAATCATTTGAATCAGGTACTTTTGTAACTTTTCCAATTAAAGCTATTTTATCATTTAATTTAGTACCTTCTTTTACTAAACCATTTTCACTAATATATTGATATTTAATGCCAGGTTTTTTACCTATTATATTCTTATTGTCAATAATTTTCATAAATTCACTATCACTATTTGATTCAGGAACACTAGAACTTTCTTCGCGTGTTTCGACAGTAGAATAATACGTTGTTCTAAAAAGACCACGGTCAATAGCTCCTTTGTTAACAAGTATAGCATCTTCTACATTATAACCACCATAACATGCAATAGCAACAATTACATTTTCACCATATGGATGACTTTCTCTCTGAATATATTCCAAATATCTACTTTTAATTAAAGGTACTTGTCCATAATTTAAAACAATACCTGTTTTATCAAATCTATTTTGATAATTACTATGATAGAGAGAAACTGCTTGTTTACTTTGACCACATGAAAATAAATTACGGGTAGGAGGATTATTTTCAATATAAATAACTTGATTACCCATAACACCAAAGAGCAAAGATGGGTGAATTTCCATATGGGTATATTTTGTTTGATTGTTATTTTCTTCAAACAAATAAGTCTCATCACTAGCTATCATGGCAGTTTCAGTTTCATTTGTATCCATAAAATCAATAATACCTGAATTTGAATAATAGGTTTTTATTAATTTTTCAAAATTAAAATCAAATTCTTCTGGATTAAATTCATAATCATCATCAAAACATTGAATATTTTTTTCTTGTTTTAAATCTTTTAAACCAGTAATAAGTTGTTTCCATGAAAATTCATTCGATTCTATCTTTTTATATAATGCTTTATTCTTTTCAAGAAATGATTTATTATTTTCAACATGAAGTAAAGGACGCATTAATCGACCTTCGTCACAATAAATATATATGATATTTTTCAAAGTATGAAAACTAACACTTACACTCCATGGTAGACAACCATTACGACGTAATAAGCGTAAATATTTTGTAAATTCCAATGGAACATCGGTACAACCAATCCATTGTCCATTAACAAATATTTTAACTAATGATGCAATATATGCTAAATTTTCATTATGATAATCAATAATATATTTTTTAAAATTAAACATTAACCAATTGATTAATTTAGTACCCATAATATTAGTAGTAATATGAGCCATTAATGATAAATGTTTATGTAATCCAATGCTTCCACCATCTGGTGTATCAATAGGATCAACAATACCATATTGTGATGAATGCAATAAACGAGGTCCTACAACTTTTGCACTAGAATCCAAAGGGAGATTTAATTTTCTCAATTGTGAAAGAGCACTGTTGAAAGAAAGACGATTTAAATCTTGTACAATACCAAAACGTTTTGTATGTGCTGAACCACCCCAATTACCTTTGAATGCTTTCCGTATACCTTTTTCAACAATTCTGTTTTTGAAAAATTCATTAGCGTTTTCTGTTATTATTTTATTAAACATTTCTTCATCTAATTCAACTACTTCTTTTTCATCAATTTCCTTTTCTTCATTTTTTTCAACAATTTCTTCGACAATCTTGTTGTATTGATAATAAATAATTTTATCTATTTTTAAATAAATATCACGATGTTGTAATTTATAATATTCTTTAAAAAGATTATGTAATAAATTACCAGTTAATTCAACACGTTTATAATTAAAACTATCACGATCAGTAGGAGGTTTCATTTTTTTATATACTTGTATTAATTCAAATGCCATATAACCTAAGAAAAAAGCCTTTGTTAAATAATTATCTTCACCAATATGTGGTAAAAAGTAATTCATTAAAATATCATGAATACTTGACAATGATTTTCTTTTAGTAAGTTGCGACATATAATGTAAAGCTTCTTCTTGTGTGAAAATAGTACCAGCATCATGAACACATGGTCTAAAAACATCTATTAAATCTTTGTATTTTTCAATATCAAGTACAATTGTTTCAATAATTTGTTTATCACTAATAACACCAAGTGCTCTCATTAATATAAATAATGGTATTGGTTTACGAACATTTGGAACATCAACTACAATATTTAAATTTGTATATTTGTCGTTAGGACGTACAAAATGTATTTTCATAGTTCTTTCTGGTTTTGATACATTATCTGAAACTGTACGCATTACACAACTATACATATAATCACTTGTTTCATCTTTAGTATTATCTTTAATATACATCATATTATCAGCAAATTTTTCTTGTGGAACGATTGCTTTTTCTTTACCATCAATAATAAAATAACCACCTTTATCTTCTTTACATTCACCCATTTGAAAACAAATCTCAGGAGATAAACCTTGAAGTATACATTTATTAGAGTGAAGCATAATTGGAATTCTACCTAAAATTCTATTTTCAATAAAAAAATTGGTTATTCTGGTACTTGGTAATGGAATACCTTCTTCATCTACTTCATCAATATTATTACGAATAAATTCAACATCTACATCATAAAAAATACTTGTTGCATATGTCATATTTCTCAATCTTGCTTCATTAGGTGTCATATAGTGACTTCTGTTATCGTTATATATTACAGGTTTACTTCCAAAATGTATTTTTCCTCCATCTTTACCTCCTAAATAAAGATTGATTTCAATATCATAATTTCCTGCTTTAACATTATAATTTTTTCGCAGTTTTATAGGATTATTTTCAATCATTATTTGTTTAATACTATTTTCCATAAAATCATTATAAGAATCCAATTGATGCTTTACTAAAGCGTATGGTTGTTCTTGAAAATATTTATGAATAATATTCCAACAAACATTATCATTTAAATAAATTTTAGGATTATCATCTTTTTTTTCTGTTTCTATATTTTCCATTAAATACTATATATACTATAAGAGTAATTTTTTATATCAATAATAACTACAAGAAATGAATTATTATTGATTTATCATTTTAATTAATATTTTCATTTTAATTAATATTTTGGTAAATGAGAATCCATTTTATCTTGAACCCATGGGAAATTACTATCTGGTGCGGAATGACCTGTTAAAGTATGTCCAAAAGAATTAACACTATTAACTGTTGCACCCATCATTCTTGATGTTTCAGGTGCAACACTTGTTAAAAAACCACCACCACGTTGTCCACGAGTTTTACGTCCTCTTCTTGGATGTTTTTTATTTTTTCTTGTCATTTTTCTATATTTTCTTGTTTGTACTTTGCGAGCTGTTTTTTTTCCTTTTTTAACTCTTCTTGTTTTCTTTCCTCCACTTTGACATCCACTACATTTTTTACCACATTTTCCACACATACCACCAGCTTGGCGTGTTCCACAATGTTTTCCTCCTTTCATTAATGCCATGACTATAATATAATATAATATTATTTTTCATAAAAAAATATAATAACAATAACCGTTATTATATTTTAATTTTTTTAATCAATATCAACATGTGTTAACATATGACGACGACAACAAATTTTATTTAATCCTAATTTATCCATCATTTCTCCTTCAGGAGTTTTACGCGTGTTTTCTTTAGTGAAATATTCTACTTGTTCTTCATCCAAACCTCTTTTCAATTTCATATTTCTAACATTTTCCTTAAAATACAAATATTTGTCCGCAAGAACTTTTCCGCATGTAAAACATTTAATTGGAATAATCATAATATTTATATATAAATACCTATAAATATATTTTATATCAATTTTATTGAAAATACGAATAATATTATTTAATATCACTATTATCATTAAAATAATTATGAATTAAAGTCTCTTTATTTTTATTTTTAACATCTCCAGTTAATTTACTATTTTCATATATTTCATATATTAATTGCTTTGGCGCACTACTACCAATTTTAAGTAAACCATTCTTACATAATTCATTTTTAACATCAATAATAGGTTTTATTTTCAATGTTCTTTTATCTGATAAAATTTTGGTTCTCATTTTACCACTTTTTAATACAATACCTACTTTACGATATTTTTTCGATTTTCCACATTTATAACGTCTTTTACATATACGTTTTGTAACAAATTTAATATTTGGTTTTATTTCATTATTACATTCGTCTTTTTGATTATTGTTGTTTTTTTCTTTTTCATTTACTTGAAAGCTTGTTTTATTTTTTTGAGTTTTCATCCATGTTCTATATGTGGGTTTATTACCATTTTTAAGACAACCATATGGTACAGCATTTTCATTTTTAATTTCTGTATTTTTTTTCATCGGTTTCATTCGTTTTAATCGATTGAATTGTTTTTCTTGTTGAATATTATTTTTCATTGTTTGTCTTGTAATTGGTATTGTTTGAATCATTGTATTATTTAATTTGTCATCTATTAAAGTATCTGGTAAATTTAATTCAACTAATTCACTTGTAATATTTGACGATTTTGGTGTTGAAATGTTTGGTGTTGAAATGTTTGGAGTTGAAATTTGTGAATTTGTATCTCTCGACAAAAATTCATTAACTTTACTATGTTTAACAGGTGCAATAATAACAGGTTCTTGAATAGTAGGCTTTGATTTTTCTTTTGAAAGTTCCATCATATAATTTAAAGTATCTTTGAAATCCTCACTGAAATTATCATCTTGTTCTAATTGTAATTTTTTTTTACTTTTATTATGTTGGTGTTGTTTAACTTTTCTAATAAATTCATTTTTAATATTACTGGGTGCAACAATAGATATATCTCTCTTTTTTCGTGTTTGTAATTTATTTTTTTTATTCGATTTACCTAATTCAAATAATTGTGGATTTATTTGGATTGTTTTCTTTTTATCAGACATATTATTTATAAATTTAGTATATAAATAATATTATATATAAACTTCCTTAAATTACCAATTATGTAACATCAAAACATTTGTCAAAATATATTATGTTTAAAGAATACGACGATTACGATTATATGAACGTTTTATTTCAGGTACACACTTTTCACAATTATTTGTTTGTAAATTATCTCGCCCGGTCATTTTTGCATTCGAAACGGTAGAATTGACTTTAGTTTTATTATCATGTTTTAAATGATTAATTCTTAAACTACTGTCAACAGCACCTTGATTATGAAATTTAGCATTGCTTTTTTTTACAATTTCATCGCAACAATTATTAGCATTATTTGCTTTTCTTAATTCAGTAAGACGGGTATGATATGTTTTAGGTAAAATAGTTTGATGTTGTATCAATCTTCTTGCGTTATTACAATAATTATCACTTTGCATAATATATACTATATAAAAATAAATAATTTTCTAACTATAAAATATAATTAAATGATAAATCTTGAAATACAACAAGAACATGACAAGACAAACAAATTAGAGGAGGATAATAATTATAAATTAATTAGTTTTTCTTTTTATATTACTTATGTATTTTTATTGACAACAGGAACCATTACATTTATTGAAGCTATGAGAACAAATGATACAAAAGTACGTAATATATTAAACTTAGAAACATGTATTTCTGTAGTTGCAGCATATTTTTATGGAAAATTTGTTGATAAAATCAATGAAGAAAATATTGACTTCAATGATATTAATGATACAAGATATATTGATTGGTCAATTACAACCCCTATAATGTTATTAGTATTATGCTTAGCATTTTTATATAATAATAAAAAGGGACCATTAAATATTAGTGTATTTATTACCATTTTACTATTTAATTATGGTATGCTTGGTGCAGGTTATATGGGAGAATTAGGATATATTTCCAAAATTTTAGCAAATACAATAGGTTTTGGATTTTTTACAGCATTGTATTACTTTATATACAAGATGTTTTTATCAGGAAAATATATATTTGATAATTATTTATTATACTTTTGCTTTTTGATTTTATGGTCCATGTATGGTGTGTTTTACTTATTTGGTGAAGTTGAGAAAAATGTAGGATATAATATATTAGATCTTTTATCAAAATGTTTCGTTGGTATTTTCTTCTGGGCATATTTTACAAAAGTTTTCTCGATATAAATTTTCTGCTTTCCAATAATTTAATTTATTGTTTTGTTTTGATTTTAAAATATTAATTTTATCGTTAAATTGATTATTATTATTAATTAAAAGTAAATTATACATTTGATGATAAACTTCTAATTTGTGATGATATAAATTAATAAATGATTCAATAATTTTATTTTGTATAAAAAGAGGTGTTTCAATATTTAAAAAGGATTTAACAAACTTGTTATCAGGTTTTTCTATAGCATTTTGAAATAAGTTAATGGTAATGTTAAATAAATCGAACTTATTAAAAATAATATTTTTATTTTTGCATATTAAATAAAAATAATTACTATCAAAACTATCACATTTTGGTTTACATATATACACTTCTTCAAAAATCAAGATTAATAGAAATATAATTTCATAATAAATTTTAACATTTTCAAGATTTACGCATGGAATTTTAATAATAGAATCACCATTATGATTTAAAACATTCATCAAAATGCTAATATATATACATAACAATTCTATAAAATGATATTTTTCATTTGAAATATTTACATCAATAAAAACAAAATCAAAATGATAGTCAACTAATTCTAAAAAATTTTCAAATGTTATAGTTGAATTATGATTATCATATTTTTCAAAAATATTTATAATATTATGTTCATTATTAGTATCATCATTTATTTTATCAAATAATTTTTTTAAAAAAACTTTTTACCTAATTCCAAAAAAATGGTAAAATTTTTTTTTCCGGAAAAAATGATTCATTATTTCTAAAAAATTAATATATTCATAATATTCTTTATTACAAATTAAATGATTTATATTATATATATTTTTCATGTCATTAAAAGAAAAAAAATCACATCCATCATTA